GTCGAACCTACTCTATGCGGGCCTCACGGCCCGCACTCTATAGAAGGAAGTTTCCAACCTTCTACCACCAGGAGAACCAGGCGCTAGGCGCTTGGCAAACGGTGCCAGACTCGTTTCAAGGTAACGCTACGAGTCAGAGCGAAGGCACCAGGGTCGCCACGTCCCCCAGGCGTAGTAATACGCCTAAGGACCATGCGCCAGTCGTCCGTACCCACGATTACCTTACGTGGAACGGCTTGGAGTACTCGGCATTCTCGATAGTGTAAGTCCGCATTCCAGCGGACCTGCCACATCGGAGAGCCAGGACTCACGTGACTATATGGTCGAACGAACGCGAGTATACCATACTCGCAACCCGTTCTACCGTTAACGTCAAGTGAACGTTCCGGGAATACCGGAAGGTCCCCAAGGTCATTAACGACAGCTTCAGATATGTAAGAAGCTACCCTATGAAGACCTCGCGCATACGCAGCGTTCGAAAACGCAACGTATGAACAGTAAGTCTCTGGTGCCTGTCTACGGCCACTCATCCACATCCGCTTTAAACGTAGCGGTGTGACGTCGACGCCTTTAAAAGCGTCGACGCCGCAGGATTCCCGAAAGAAGCCCTGTGTGCAGCACTTATCCGTGTTGAACATAAGCCCAACCTTAGGGAAGTACTGAAGCATCCTCGGATAGTCTTCCCGAGTTGCGATGATGTCGTCGCCGTATACATAAACACGCCTAGTTGCTTGCCACATCAACTTCGAGTAATATCGATGTTGATGTTGTCTCGCGACATAAGGCTTGCGAGCCAGTCGGTCATGTATATATAGACCTACGCTTAGCGCGAAGAAGACAACGGATTCCACTGGGAAGCAGAGATTGCTGCCCATTGGAGCGAACTTCTTCATACGCACCACATCTCCATTAGGGAGGCGGGTCTCGGGTGTCCTCGCTGCGATCAAACAGCGAAGCAAATTAGGGCAGTCTCGGAATAATACCGAGACGAGCTCTAAAGACACTCGATCACTCGCGTCCTTCATGTCTAGCGTTACCCACTTCGGTTCCAGTGAACCAAGGGTTGCGAGTCTCTGATTGATACGTTGGTCCGTGAAATTCACGTGCCCGCGCGTCCATCGGTTAGACTCCAGGTGAGTTTTGATCTTCTCACCTAAACCCCCTTGGATCCATTGGTACTCTAGTGGTTCCGCCGAGATGATACGTGGACCACGGGAATCCTTCGGGACGAGGACGACTTTCGCCGTCCCCGCTTGTAGAGTTTCCGTGGAACCCATATGCTCAGGGTTATCGCCAACGTGAATGAGAGAGAAGTGGAAATACTCCGTGAAGGGGTACTCCGCTTCGATTCCCTCATAGAATCGCTTGAAGCAATGCTTCTCATGATTCTTCTCACCAGTGGCGACAGCGCCTGGCCCATGTTTAGGGATAATGTCATACGGGCAAAGCTGCCCGAACACGTTCGTAATAAAATTGCGAGCGTGGCTAATAACATTGTCACTAGGGTCAATGGGGGGTAAACCCTCATCAACCTCCCGAAACGCAAGTAGCATAGCAGCTTCTTGATCATCGGTATATGGCACCGCAAGTTTGTATAGGAAATACAAACATAAGCGTAGATCTCGTACCGCACGGGGACAGGAGGACTTTAACTCCTCTCCCTGGTCAGAAAACACACGCTCGAACAACCACCCAAGAAACTTGGGGATTGTGGAGCGAGGTCTCGTTAAGAAACCTCGCGGAGCGAAACGTGTGCCCTGGGAAAGAGCCTTATCAAGCTCCTTCCCCAGTTTAGGTAAGGCTTTCGTAAGAAACGAAAGGCCTTCTTCCTTGACCCGACGTCGCATTACTGCGATGTCGAGTGTAGACTCCTGCTTTGCAGCAAGAGTTCCGTACGATACAGCTACATCAGCGATGAGCCGTTCGTGCAAACCCATGTAGAATGGGTACATGTCGCGCCCCTCACGGGGCGGTTGGATCCTGGTCATAAACTAGGTAACAACACACGACGATGTTCACACTAACAACCACCACTGACGCCTACCCCACAGCTATGATGCTGTGGGCACGTTGAGTGATAGACAAGGCAATAAGGAGCTACGCACGAGCCGATAAAGGCAACATGCGTTGAACCGCGGAGAGCTTAGTTAGGGCTCTCCGTTGAGGATCTTGTCAACGTTCCCATTAGAGGTGATAAAGTTCACCAATTGGGTACGCATATCACGAATCATCGCTACTGTGATAGCGGAGTCCCGAGGGACTTCGATCACACAGTAGACACTCGCCTGGACAGGAGACGTTCCTACTGAGCTGGTTTTGCTCAGATTGAAACGGATACTGTGTCGGTCGAGGGCGAAGCCACCACGTTTCGATTCTTGATGCGAAATCAAGAATTGCTCGGGTAGCCCAACGGGCGCTGACGCATTCTGCCGGACGGAAACTCCGCCAAGCAGACTGGTTAGCGCGTATACGCGCGTGGACGACGAGTCGCCCACGATTGTTTGGTCTGTGAACATAGTTGCACTAGGTTAGGTCGCCTCACGGCGATCAATACTCGAACAGCTGAATGCTGCCTCGTGAAATGGGTTCTGCCCAGATCACGTAGAAACACCAAATCCCAAACGGGACCGATATAGTTGATGGACTTCAGGGTTACAAGTTCCTGAAGCATGCTCAGTGTGACAAAGCCCCGTAAGGGGTAAGTCACGACAGTGTACTCTGGACGTAGTCTCGTCACGCACGGGATTATCTCCACATGCATCACTTAACTACGCTTGCTTTATACTGCGTTTCACTGATCTTCAACCACTTCGGTTTCGGTGGTTTCCGAGTAGAGCTTTTGTTTCCACGCTGCTTGCGTGACTCGTGGCCCTGAACGAGAAGCGCTGCACCTAACGTTAGCTGCTCGAGTGAGGGAAACCTCACGTTGAGCGGAGCTACCGTAAGCGGAAGAGTCCGCTTGCGCTCGTAGTATGAGTGCCTACCTTCACCAACTGGCATGATTAACTTATCATCCCAGAAGGAAATGTCGGCACTTGAGACGTACGAGAACTTCACAGAATGTGAGAAGTCCTCGATTACAATTGGTAACACAGGCTCTGCCTGAAGCGAATCGATCCACTCCCCAATGTCGACGAACCAGTCGACAACAAAGGAGAATGGAATTGCATTCCAAACCACAGTTAAGGGTTTATCTATGCCGAGTGCTTGGCTCCATGCTTGCACTTTGAGTTCAAGGTCCGACAACGAATCAACGTTGTAGCGGAACTTGAGCGTCGCGTGGTACACGGGTTCCACATCCCACCTAGTCCTCGTAGCAATGGCGACTTGTCTAAATTCGCCAATGTTTTCAAGGAGGGTGAGTGCGTCGCCAGGGAGATTAGTCCCTGTCGATACTGGACAAGAGAAGTGTCGGGTTTGTAACCGACGTCCTCTACGCCTGATATCTTTAAGCTTTGCGGGTAATGCCCGTATAAACTTAATGGTATCAACAATATCGTTAATAGTCGGCGTGACGCCAAATTGATCCCAAAGGATCGCGTTGGCAAACTTACCCAAACGAGACCGAGCCTTTCCGTAAGGTTTGGCTATGTCTCTAATTTGATTAAGTTCAAGCAGACTATTTGCGAGCGATAAATCCGAAAATCTCGGTTTCATCGTTTTGAGCGCAACGTAAGACAGCCGCTCCCAGTTGCCGATTATTACATCGACATCCGGGTTCAGTACCGTCTGACGTGGTCGTAGATACGTATAGGCCAAGTAATCACCAGACAGGATCGCCTCGTGTGCCTCGAAAGGCACGCCAGCGCACTGTCTCACTGAATAAGGCTTGGATAATCCAAATACCTTATACAGCGATTGTTGGTGTTTACAATACCCTTCGCGTTTTCCGAAGTTTAGCTCGTCAGTAATCTCACGACTACTGGTTTGCACTACTTCGTCATACGCCGGAGAAGTGTAGTTCACGTGCTCCCTTTCAGGAGCAGAGAAGTTACACCCCGACGGAGGTAAGGTACCACGCCTGATGTATTCAAACTCACCAGGCTGATAGGTAACAGGTGTTGTATCCGATCGTGTTCTCATGTTGTAAAGCGACTCCTGCC